TGATGGCAATAACACGGGTTTCCTTCAGGTCCCTGTCATCGTACATCAAAGCCTTTGTGTTCACCATGCGCAGGGCATCAAGGCGGGTATCTGCCTCGACATCAAGCTGAAAGCGCACGGTGCGCTCGATGGTCATGCGGTAGGTGGGCACATCAATCACCCTTGGCTTTGAACTCTGCGATCAGCATGTCTATCCATGCGTGTCTATGCGCTTGGATGCGGTCCTTTGTGGTGCGGTCACATAGTTCGTGTCCGGGTACGCAACCCCGATCATTAAGCCACCCCTCCAGTGTGTAAGCCCCCTCAAGTCGCGACTCGACCACTGCAGTGCATCGCTCCACATCCTCTTTGGTTATGCGCTTGCAGTGCGCCGCCGCAGTGATGATGGCAATGCAGATGAACTTCTCCTTGCCTGAACGGTTGTATGCCTCATGCAAGTCCTTGGCCAAATGTTGCTTGGCGCGTGTGAACACTTCTGATGTTTTCATGTCAGTCTCCTTGTGCCTCAAACTCTGCGATCATTTGGTCAAGCCATGCATGGCGGTGCGCTTGGATTTGGTCCTTTGTATCGTCGTCTAACCACTGTTGGCTAGAAAGGCACCCTTTAAATTCAAGCCAGCCCTCCAATGACGGGAAGCCCTCAAGCCGCGACTCGATCATGTTGCGGCACCTCCCCACATTTGCGTCGGTTATGCGCTTGTTGGTCAGTGCGGCTTGGCCAATAGCAAGGCAAATGAACTTCTGCAAGTGCCAGTTGTCGCGGCCTTCGGAGTAGCTTCTGGTCAAGTGTTTCTTGGCATGCGTGAGTACGTTTGATGTTTTCATGTTTTCTCCTGTTCGTGCGAAATGGCACTGCAAAGCCCACGGCGGGCTTCACGGTGGCATCTGTCTCAAAACCAAGCCATGATGGCAACAAAGGCCACGGCCAGCACGGCGTACCAGATCATCTCGGCACGGTCCGACATGGTTTCGATATGCGTGGGAATTGGTTTTGCGGGTCCGGTGTATTTCATGCGGCCTCCTCAATCTGCGCATGCTTTGCGCGATCCAGTTGATGTGTGGAAATCCAGTCAATCATGTGTTGCAGTTGTTGCCTCCACTCAGGCGTCATGTTGTTTCGGGTGGCCAGCTCAGGCACGATTGCGACAATTGCGCCAAGCATGTATTCGCGGGTGTAAGTTGGGCCAAAGCTGTACAGGTTGCCCGGCAATCTGGCGCTCGCTGGCATTGTGTTGTTCCAAATCATGCGCAAGGTGTAGAACAGGTGGCGCGTCTCCATGTGCGCGGGCAAGTGGCGCTCGCCGTGACGGTCCCGCCAAAGGAATGGGCGAGCAACCTCATTTTGGGCGTGTTGTTTTTTCATGGCATCTTTCTCTCAAGCAAAATTTCGGCAGCCAGTTTGCACTGGTCGATGGTCAGTTGGTCGGCACCTGTCTCGCAAGCACGAATCAGGCGCATGGCCTCGGTCATAGCTGCGGGGCTTGTGGCTCGTGCGCCCAGCATGTAGGCGCGGGTCAGTGGGTGGTTTTGGTTTGGCATCTTTCTCGCAATCAAAAAATCGGCATCTGTCTCGCAATCACGCGGGGCATCTGTCTCGCAACCACCCCGGGCGGGGGTCACCACGGGGCGGGCGGCGCGTCCTGTCGGGCTCGCTGCTCCTGCTGGCGCTGGTAGTCGCGCACCTGCTCAGGGGTCCATGGTGTGGGACCTCCGGGCGGTGGGAAGGGCCATAACGGGGCGTTCATGGTGTCCGGGCCTGCTGTAGCTGGCGGGTGAGCTGCTCAATAGCTCGGCGGCATCGGGCCTGCTGCGCTGGGTCGCGGCTGTGTCTGATTACGTGCCATTGCCAATAAATGGATCGCTCGATTGTTTCGGGCTTCATGCTGTCCGGGCCTCCTGCCTGCCCTGCTCGATATATTCGCGGGCGGTGGTTTGGTCGTGGGGCTTCTCTGCCTCCAGTAATACCCGGATTGCCTGTGATGCTGCTGCCACCTGTCCGGGCGTGCTGGCGCGTTCATAGCGTGCCCCTGCGGTCATGTATGCGGTTTGGGTGTGTGTCATTGCTGGGGTTCCTTGTATGGTGTCCATTGGGCATAGGCGCGGGCCTCGCTGCCCTGCTGGCGGCACTGGTCGCAAAATGTTGAGCTGTACCCGTTGGGCTTGGTCGCGGTCCATTGGGCGGGCTTCCCGCATTCGTGGCCATAGTTACCGGGTTCGGCGTTCGTGCATTTGGTCATGCTTTGACCTTTCCGGGGTGCATCAGTAGGCCCTTTAAATATGGGATTGTTCGGCCTGTCATGTCCGCTAATTCTTTAAGTGTGGGCGTTGTCAGGTGGCTGTCGTAGTAATCAATGATTTCCTCGGCGGTGCTGTTGTAGTTTGGTTTCTGGTCTTCCATGGTGCTGGCTCCTGTAGCGGGTAAAAGTGCCCGCGATAGCCCTCCTTCAAGGGCTGGCGCTGGTGCTTTCAAGCTGCGGCGATTGGGATAACCCGGCGTGCGAGTCGGTCGGCTTGCTTGGCTTTGGTGCCATGGGCTCGAAACCCGATAATCTGCCTACGGTCGGCGCGTTGGCATAAGGCGCATAAAGCGCACGTCATGTATTCGGTAGTTTGAGCGGGGCAAACTAAAACGGGCCTGCCCTCGGGCGTTCTGCTGTGCTTTGGGGTGTCCATGGGCACCACCACCACCACGGGCAAACCATGGGCGGCGAGTCGGTCTGCCTGCTCTACATCGTCGGCGCTCAGGTTGACAGTAAACCCCCACTGCGTGGCGTGGCCTGCCCATTTGATCGCGTCCGGGCTGTGCTTGTGGGTGTATGTAAACCCGGCGCGGCCTCTGTTGGCTTTGACAATCTGCCCGAGTGCGTAAGCGTCCACTTGTTCACCCTCTCCCGGCAAATCCCCTGCGACATTCATCCGCCATAACTGGCCCTTTGGTAGTCGGCTGATAGCGTGCACCAGTCCAGCTAGGTCGGTTCCTCTGGTGCTTACCTTGTCCCAATTTAACCGGGTGTAAAAATCCTCGGCATAGCATGAGCTGCGGTAATGAGCGCATGAGGGCGGGCAACTTTCCCGGCTGGTGTAGGTCTGCGGTATTGGGCCTGTCTTGCGGTTGCTGCTGGCTTGAATAAAATGGTATTTCATGGGGTGGCCTTTTCGATTTCGTTTTTTAGGTCTTCTTTAAGTTGCGGGAAATCATCCCAATTGAGCGCCCTAAATGCTCGTTCACATAAGTTCAAAAGGTTTGGCGCTGAGGCAATTAACGGCACATTTTTGGCCTCAACTGATTGCACGATTGCGTGGCCTTGACTGTCAAAAATGTATAAATTTTGGCCGGGTTTATTTCCTTGGTGCCATGGGCCGGGGGTGTGGTTGCTCATTTTTAATCGTCCTGTGTTTCGTATGAATATTGCAGTTCGTCGGCGGCTTTTTGGCGCTGCCATTGGGTCGCGTTCGGGTCTTTGAGCATCCGAAGGGCAAAATTTATAGCCTCGTCCAGTGGCATCGGTGCGGGCTCGCTGTCGCTGTCGGGGTGCGGCGTGGCTGGGTTCATGGTGAAATGTTTCATGCTGGGTCACCTACTCGGATGAATTGAAAATGGTCTCTGAAAAATTGCTCGGGCGTCTGCTCCTTGCTGCGTGGTGGCTCTGGCGGCGCTGGTGGCGGTGCTCTTAGGGCTTGCGCCACCTGTCGGGCGTTCATCCTGTAGCGTTCGCCCGTGTCGCTGTGCACAATCCACCCTTTGCGGGCTCCTGCGGGTCCGAATAGCGTGTAGTTGATTTTGTTATAAGTCACGCGCTGGCCTGCTGCTGGCTTAGCCTTGGGCGTGCGCTTGCGTGCGATTGTTTCCCGGCATGCGGTGCGCCATTGGGCGGCGTATCCCTTGGGGTCCGGGGCTAGTCGGTCCAGCATGTCCAGCATCTTGGCGGGGGCGTCCGTTTGGACTGGCCCCATATCTTCCGTGATTTCCTTAATACAGAATTCAGACATTCCCCAATGGTCGGTTTTGTGCCTGCTGGTTTTAAAGACAATTCCAAAGTGTGTTTTTTCTCCGGTGTCCTTGTCTTGGCGGTGCATTATTCCGTACCCGGTCGCGCCCTTCATGGTCAGATAATCGAAGTCAAACCCGTGGCGCTCTCCTGCGATATATTGCTGGCGCTCGTGCTGTTCAATTGCTGCCTTGGTGGTCTGGCGGGTGTTGATTAAGTAACAAGTCGTGCCCATGGTGTGCGCTCCTTTAGTTGAATTCGTTGTTAAGCATGTCCAGCACTTGGGCGGATATGTCGGCGTAAGCGTTTAGCGTTTTTTGGCTTTTAAATGCTGGGTCTCCTTTTTCTGCATAGTCTCCCTGTATCAGAATTCGGTCACCCGCCCAATGTCCGATAAGGTCGTGCGGGCGGGCGTCTCCTCCTCCTCTGCCGTTGCTGTTTGCCAGTAGTAAAAATAAGGCGGTCGCGGTGCTGCGCTCGTGGCCCACTTGCTCCATTAGCTTTAACCCGTTGTCGATGCGGTGGGGGTGGATAAATTCGCGTTTGCTTACGTTGTAAACCTTGTGATATTGGCCCATGTTGTGTGCTCCTGCTGGTGGTTTAGTGGGTCTGGCGTGCTTTAACTGTCATGCGGGTGGATGGCTCGCCCGTGGTGGTGTGCGCTCGGATTAGCTGGGGGCTTGGCTTGAATTTGGCGGCGATTGCTTCCCAATTGGTGGCGGTGCGTCCTGCGCATTGGGCAAAATTGACGCGGTACAAATTGCCCTCGATGTTGTCGAGTCCTGCGTCTTCCAGTTCGGCGCGTAGCTGGTCGGCCTCCTTTTTCATGGTGGCCAGTGCAGCGTGTAGGGCTCCCAAGCGGTCAACCTTGGCGGCGATTGCATCCGCTGCCGTGGGTTGTAGTGCTGCCTGTGCTGCTGCCTCCATTGCTGCGCTAAAACCTGCGGTTTTGAGGCTGTGGGCCGTGGCGGTGGCTTGGCTGTGGCTGTAGAGTTTGATTTTGTGTGTCATGGTGTTATCTCCTTGGGGTTAAGCGGGGCAAAGGTCAAAAAAATGGCGGTGTCCGTCCGGGTCTTGTATGTAGGCGGGCGCGGTGGCATCGGCTAAGCGGTCGGCGGTTTCTTCGCTCATTTGGTCCGGTCCTTCGGTGCTGCCGATGTATGCGCTATCGGCGGGGGCGTGGGTGATTCGTTTCATGGTGGTGGCTCCTCAGTTGGTGAAAGTCGGTGTAATGATTCCGGGGGCTGTCATAACGTGCCAGTGCTGGCCGTTGCGTGTAACTGCGCTTAAAACCTTTACGGTCTGGCGGTCGGCCTTGCGGGTTGCTGTCACGGTGATAACGTCCGGGTGACGGTTAACTGTGGCGCTGGGGAGTGCTGCGAGTGCAGACAAAATGCCCTCCAGTTGGGCGGTGGTCAGTGCTGTGGGGAGTGATTGCATAGCGTTGGCTCCAGTTGTGCCCGCTGGTTAGACGGGCGGGGTTGTTATCGAATAATGAATTCGGGGCGGTGCAGCAAATTGAGCGTTACGGCGTGGGTCATGAGTTCGGCGCTGGTGGTGCGCTTGCGTGTTGCTCGCACCAGTGCAGATAAGGCGCGGGCCGCTGTATCGGGCATTCCTGCTGCTATATAGCGGCGCACATTTTCAAGTTCGCGGGCTTCTGATTTGGTCATGGTCGTTTGTTTCCGTGGTGGTTGGTGGTCAAGCAAATGCAGGGCCGAAAGTACCCGGTGAAAGCTGTTTGTTTTGGGTGGCCGCGCTGGTCACTTGACCGGGCGTGTATTCGTGCTGTTCTGTGTCCATGCCGAAACATGTTGAGCGCTTGATAATGATGGTGCCGTCATCGTTGACCTTGAAAGCACGCTTGCCGAACACGGCAAAGCCCATCAGGCTACGTTGGTCTGCTGCTGTCATGCGAACCCATTGGCCCTCAAAGCCCAATAGGGCGGCGGCTTCGTGCAGCGTGTAGCGGTCGGCCTTGGCTGGCTTTGCCCATGTTGGGATGGTTACAGTATTGGTCATGTCGTGTGCTCCTGTGTCACAGGTCGGGTGTCGTCCTGTCTGGTAGATATTACGCCATGGTTTTAGGGTGTTGGTCTAATGATTTGTTTCAATCGTTGCAAAGTGGTTTTGTTAACCAAGGTTTGCAGGGATGGTGCTTAGGTGATAGCGTGGGGCTATGCTGCAGGCCTTCAGGGCGTGCGCTTAGCGTGCTGGCGTGGTGTAGTGCTGCTGGCGGTGTAATGGTGGCGCGGGGGTGTTCTAAGGCGAAGCCTTGCAGCTCTTGCGCTGTTCCTCTAGCATCCCCCATATGAAAGAACATAAACAACCCAGCAAACTTACCCGGGCTCAGATAACAGAAAGCCTCGACTCTGTACCCGTCTCCCATATCTTGGGTAAGAGTGCAGCACGTGAGCTAACAGCAAAACAAAAGCTATTTGCTATGGAAGTGGCTAAAGGCTCTACAGGTGCTGCAGCGTATCGGAAGGCATATAACACCAGTGCAAAGCCTAAGACACAAGGGAATCAGGCGCATAAGCTATCCAAGCGGCCCGATATCAGCGCGGAAATCGAGGCCTATCAACTGGCAATAGAGGGGGCTAAACATAGAAACCCTGCGGCCTTGCGTGAATTAGTTATTCAATCGCTTGTCAAAGTAATCATTGACCCTGACAGTAAACCCGGGCAGATAACTGCAGCGGCTAAGGTTCTTGGCACTGTTACTGAGGTGGCGGCATTTACTGAGCGCAAGGAAGTAAGGACCATTACTAGCAGCGAAGATGCACGCGCCGCGATCATGGCGCAGCTCAAACAACTGAGCAACGCGAGCGCGACCGATGCGCACATCATCGACGCTCAGGCCGATGACCTGATGCGAGAACTGGCTGGCGACGCGACCCACCCGCCCCCGACCCCCCAAACTGATGAGGCGGAGTCCCGTGCCAAGAAGCATACTATTCCACACGAACGATCCATAGACCCCCTCAATTCAGAAACTCTCAACGGAGAGACCCCACCCCCCTCTACCAGCGAGACCCCCCCGTCATCGTTGGAGAGCTGACCCCGGGGGGTATTTTGCTTAAAAAATAGGCAGTCGGAACAGAAAAATAAGTTGGTACTTGTGGCGTAACTTAAAATGGCAACTACTACTAAAACAACGAAGCAATCAAAGCGTGGAGATTGCTTGAAAAAAGTTATCCACAGGGACATGAAGATTCGGCGTAGCGATCCTACGAGGGATGAGTGTATGGAGATGGGTATGAGCCCGGCGCAGAAGGAAGTTTTCTTGGTGATTGATGCTTGGTGGCAGAAGTATGGGTTCTCGCCCACGTTGAGGGATATTGCGTATGTGCGTGGCAAGATGGGGATTGGCTCGACGAAGAACATTGTGGACCGGTTGGTTCAGCTTGGAGTGGTGAAGAAGATGGATGGTGTGGGTCGGACGATTCGCCCGGCTTGGGTGAATTACAAGAACCTGAAGGAGTTGGAATGAAATTCAAAAAGAAGCCCGTGGTCATTGAGGCCGCCCAGTGGTTTAAGAATGGCGACCACCCAAAAGATGGTGGCTTCATGGTTTACCCATCTGATTCCACCACCCAGTTTGAGCCTTTTCTTTCGGAGGGGAAAGTGGTTCGTCGCCACCGATTGCCCGGTGGTGGTCAAGCTCAATGCGCTCATTGCGGCGACATCATGCACAACCACGGCTGGATCGACACGCTTGAAGGTGGTCACATTGTTTGCCCCGGCGATTGGATCATCACTGGCGTGAAGGGTGAGCACTACCCGTGTAAGCCGGACATCTTTGAAATGACGTATGAGCCAGCCTGAAAATAAAAAGTCTGCTCCGCAGGATATGGAGGCGTTGATCGCCCAGTTGCCCATCCACGAGCAAGAGAAGCTATTGGAGCAGGTGGCCGAGTACAAGGCTGCGGTGGAGCGGGAGAAGTGTCAGGCGTCCTTCATGGCTTTCGTCAAGAAGATGTGGCCGGGCTTCATCCATGGGCGGCACCATGCTGTCGTGGCCAAAGCGTTTGAGGATATTGCCTCGGGAAAGTTGAAGCGCCTAGCAATTTCCATGCCGCCACGGCACACCAAGTCTGAGTTTGGCTCGTACATGCTCCCGGCTTGGTTCCTTGGCAAATTCCCCGATAAGAAGGTGATGCAGGCGTCGAACACTGGCGAGCTGGCTGTTGGCTTTGGCCGGAAGGTTAGGAACCTTGTCATGAGCGAGCAGTACCACGAGGTTTTCCCGAGCACGAACATCCGGCAGGACTCCAAGTCGGCGGGCCGCTGGGCTGTCAACGAGGTGGGTGAGTATTTCGCTATCGGCGTTGGGGGAACGATGACTGGCCGGGGCGCTGATCTGGTCATCATTGACGACCCCCACACGGAAGGCGAAGCAACACTGGCTGCGCACGACCCCTCTATATATGACAAGGCCTACGAGTGGTACACCTCTGGCCCGCGTCAGCGTCTTCAGCCCAATGGCGCGATCATCATCATCGCCACCCGCTGGAGCGAGAACGATCTCATTGGCCGCGTGCTCAAGGAATCCGCCGAAAGAGGCAAGGAAGACGAGTGGCGAGTCATTGAGTTCCCGGCCATCCTCCCGTCCGGTAATCCCCTGTGGCCAGAGTTCTGGTCGCTTGAACTGCTGGAAGCCCTGAAAGAGGAATTGGCACCGTCCAAGTGGAACGCCCAGTACCAGCAAAGGCCGACCGGCGAAGAAGGGGCCATCGTCAAGCGAGACTGGTGGCAGGTCTGGGAGAGAGACGATCCGCCGCGCTGCGAGTTCATCATTCAGGCTTGGGACACGGCTTTTACCAAGAACGAGAGGTCCGACTTCTCGGCGTGCACCACTTGGGGCGTCTTTTTTATGAACGAAGACCCCAACGATGCGAACATCATCTTGCTTGACGCTTTCCAAAAGCGAATGGAGTTCCCTGAGCTCAAGCAAAAGGCGCAGGAGAACTATCTTGAGTGGGAGCCTGACGAGTGCATCGTGGAAGCCAAGGCCGCTGGTGCCTCGTTGATCCAAGAACTGAACCAAATGACTGGTATTTTTGTGATCGGCTACACGCCCAGCCGAGGTACGCGCCAGCAGTCCAACGACAAGATCGCCCGGATGAACACGGTCTCGCCTATTTTCAAGGCTGGCAAGGTGTGGGCACCGGATACTCGCTGGGCCAGAGAAGTGATCGACCAGATGGCCGCTTTCCCGAACGCGGCGCACGATGACTTGGCTGACACGGCTGTAATGGCCGTCACGAGATTTCGACAAGGTGGGTTCTTGAGACTAGAATCCGACGAGCAGGACGAACCCTTGTCCTTTCGGCGCAAAGCCGCATTCTATTGAGGATTTATATGGCAACGAGCAGCATGGTTTCGTCCCTTACGCCAGCCCCGACTGGACTGGATTTTTCGGGCATCGCGCAGGACGACACACCTGCTGTTGAGATCGTCATTGACAACCCGGATGATGTGATGATTGGCATTGATGGCGTGGCCATTGACCTAATGCCGGATGACGACGAGCCAGCGTTTGATGCTAACTTGGCCGAATACATGGACGAGGGCGAGCTTGAGAAGCTGGGCTCTGATTTGGTTGGCGAAGTTGAGTCGGATATCTCGTCGCGCAAAGACTGGGTTGATATGTACGTCAAGGGCCTTGAGGTTCTTGGCATGAAATATGAAGAGCGCACGGAACCTTGGACCGGTGCCTGCGGCGTCTTCTCTACCTTGCTCACGGAAGCTGCAGTTCGCTTTCAGTCCGAGACGATCATTGAGACATTCCCGGCTCAGGGTCCTGTCAAGACGCAGATCATCGGCGCAATTGACAAGCTAAAAGAGGAAGCTGCTGAGCGCGTTCGCACCGACATGAATTTCCAGTTGGTGGACGGCATGCCAGAGTACCGCCCAGAGCACGAGCGCATGCTGTTCAACTTGGGGCTGGCCGGTGCCGCGTTCAAGAAAGTCTACTTCGATCCAACCCTTGGCCGTCAGACATCAATCTTCTGCCCGGCAGAGGACATCGTTATTCCTTATGGCTCGTCTGGCGCTCGTTCTGCGGAACGTGTGACCCATGTGATGCGCAAGACCAAGAACGACGTGCGCAAGCTGCAGGTTGCAGGCTTCTACCGCGACGTTGAACTTGGCGAGCCCGTCATGATCCACAACGACGTGGAAAAGAAGAAGGCCGAAGAGCAAGGCTACTCCGTCACCGATGACGAGCGCTACCAGTTCCTTGAGATTCAAGTGGACTACGACATGCCCGGCTATGAGGACGATGACGGCATTGCTCTTCCTTACATCGTGACCATCGACAAGGGCACAAACAAAGTCCTGTCGGTGTACCGCAACTGGAACGAGGCCGACCCCAAGAAGCTCAAGCGACAGCACTTTGTGCAGTACGACTACGTGCCGGGCTTTGGCGCTTACGGCTTTGGCTACATTCACTTGATCGGCGGCTATGCTCGCGCTGGCACATCGTTGATCCGCCAACTTGTGGACGCTGGCACGTTGAGCAACTTGCCCGGCGGCTTGAAGTCCCGTGGCCTGCGCATCAAAGGCGACGACACTCCAATCGCACCCGGCGAGTTCCGCGACGTGGATGTGCCAAGCGGCACCGTGCGCGACAACATCATGCCGCTGCCATACAAGGAGCCATCGCAAGTGCTGGCCGCTTTGTTGGACCGCATCACTGAAGAGGGTCGCCGCCTTGGCTCCATCGCTGACATGAACATCAGCGACATGGGTGCCAACGCTCCAGTGGGCACAACATTGGCGCTGCTTGAGCGTCAACTCAAGACCATGAGCGCGGTGCAGGCGCGTGTGCACTTCTCCATGAAGCAGGAGTTCAAACTGCTCAAAGAGATCATCCGCGACAACACCCCGGGCGACTACGAGTACGTGCCAAACGGCGGGGACCCACGGGCCAAGCGAGAAGACTACGACATGGTGGAAGTGATTCCCGTGTCGGACCCCAACAGTTCGACCATGGCCCAGCGGATCATGCAGTACCAAGCTGTAATCCAGTTGTCTCAGAGCGCCCCTCAGATTTACGACTTGCCGCAGTTGCACCGCCAAATGATCGAGGTGCTCGGTGTGCGCAACGCCGACAAGCTGGTGCCGATTGACGAAGACATGAAGCCGCGTGATCCAGTCAGCGAGAACATGGCCTTCTTGACCGGCAAGCCCACCAAGGCGTTTATCTACCAAGACCACGACGCTCACATCGCGGTGCACACGTCAATGATGCAGGACCCGATGGTTATGGGTCAGATGGGCCAGAACCCCATGGCTCAGCAGATGCAAGCGGCCATCATGGCGCACGTTGCCGAGCATGTGGCGTTCCAGTACCGCAACCAGATCGAAGAGCGCCTCGGTGCCACCCTGCCAGCACCCAATGCCGAACTGCCCGAGCAGGTGGAGGTTCAGTTGGCCAAGCTGGTTGCTCAAGCGGCGCAGCAGCTCACGCAGATGCATCAGGGTGAAGCCGCTCAGAAGCAAGCCCAGCAGCAGGCTCAGGACCCGATTGTGCAGATGCAACAGCAAGAGTTGCAGATCAAGATGCAGGACGCTCAGACCAAAGCCCAAAAGGTCCAAGGCGACCTGTCAATCCGTCAGGCCGAGGTGCAGTTGAAGGCTCAAGAGATGGCAGGCCGACAAGGCGAAAATCCAGAAATTGCAGCAGCAAAAATGCAGCAAGAAATGTCCATGGACAGACAAATGCACGAGCAAGAAATGGCTCAGCGTCAGCAGGAGTTTGAACAGAAAATGGCCCAGAAGCAGCAGGAAGCATCTTTAAAAATGCAGACCAAGCTGATGGAGATTGCAAACAAGCCGGTTGCTAAATCGCCGGGGAACTAAGAGGACAAATGGACACGAAAATTTTTGAGCTTCTCAACAAAAAAATTGAGGAGCAAGTCAACAGTCATTCAGAGGCTTTGGTATCTGGGCAGTCGAAAGACTATGCCCACTACCGAGAGTTGTGCGGGGTCATCCGAGGTCTCCAGACCGCACAGCGTGAAATTGGCGACCTCGTGCGTAAACTGAAAGACGACAATGACGACTAACTTTGATGTTCAGGCAGTTGATCTGTCTG